AAGATGATATTATATTTAATCTAAATAAAGAAAATTATAATTATATTTTTGAATGGATAAATTTTATAAGTAGAGATATATTTGATGAAATTTTAAAAAATATAATTTTTAATGATAAAATTAATAATTTTGTCTCTAATTTTTTGAAAAAAAAAAATATTAATGAAAATGATAAAATTAATATATTACATTTGAGACTAGAAGAAGATGCTATGACTCATTGGTCTGTAATTAATAATATGAATATAAATAAATTTAGACAAACAATTGAAAATAAATATATTGATATTATTAAAAATTTTATTAATAAAAATGATAAAAATGTTATTTTATCATATTCTTTAGATAATACTGTAATTGATTATCTAAAAAAAAATAACTATCAATATTATTTTATCGAAAAAGATTTAAATATTGGAAGAGAAATTAATGCCATTTATGATTTAGTTGTAGGTAAATATTGTAATAATATATTTATTGGAAATTTTAATTTAAATAATTTAAATGGATCAAGTTTTAGTTACTGTTTAATAAAAAGATTTGAGAATAAAGTTAAAAAAATATTGATTGATTTAGACAAAATTATGGATATGTATCAACTTATCAATTAAAACTCCATCTATTACCACAATTCAAACAATTTATAAATGTTGTCATTGGTTCATCACTACATCTAACTTGAAGCTGATAATAAGTACAATTACGTTCTTTACAACGTCCGCATTTATATTCTTTTGTTCTAATTCCAGCAGTTCTTGAATAAAGAAACTCGTCATTTGCAGATTGTCTATCAATATATGATTTCCAATGTTCATTATTAATTTCAAGTGGTGATAAAAAAGCAATATTGTCAATATCAAATTCATTATTAAGTAATTTATCCAAGAAATGATTATTTTTAATATATGATTTTTTATCTAAATTATTAAAAAGAGTAATTATTTTATTGACATAAATTCTTCTAAAAAATCTGTCAGTCATTTTTTGTTCAATGCATCTTATTTTAGATTGCTCAATAGAATAATTATAAATACTTTCCTCAATTTTTTTTGATAATTCTAAATTATTAACAATAGAATTAAATTTATTTATACAAATTTCTCGTTGATTCATAATATTATGTTTAATGGTTTTATTTATATATATTGAATGTTTTTAAATATATTGTTTTAATTTTTTGTTAAATAAATAATCAGTTTTTAAAATATTATAAAAATTTATATTATATTATATATATAAGATAATATGGATATTAAGATTATAATTAATGCTATTTTAATAATATTTATATTACATATAATTATTTTAAATATTAATTATACCGTTAATTTTGGTAATAAAAAAAATATAAATGAAAATTTTAATCAAAAAGAAGATAATGATACGATGGATTTTTTAACTAGTAGTAATAATAATGATAATTTTAAAAAGAAAATGTTAAATTATATGCAGCAAAATCAAATTATTCCAGAAACTACTTTTGATAAGAAAAATATAGATCCAGTTGCTCCTGCTAATAATTACCTTAGTGACAATAATCAACCCAATTTTGAGTCGAATGTTGCCGATATAAGTAAATTTTATAATATTAACTATGATAATTTAAATGAAAAAGATTTAAAAACAACATCTTTAGAAACTTTAAAAAATACACATTTTGATACATCTAAAGAAAATTGTAATATTAATCCATATGTAAGAGAATCTACTGCAACACCAGATAATTGGAGTTATAAAAATGAATTGCCGATGAATGGAGGATCTATGAATGGAATTATTGGGTTTGATTCATTAGAGTCGCAATTTTCCAGCTATAATGGAAATAAATTAAATTTACAAGCTGCGGATAGTAATAATTTTGAAAATATTCCACATGATGATTTAAGAAAACCAATTGTTTATGCCAATTAATTTTAAAAAAAAATCTAACATATAATTATAATATAAAAATGGCACAATCAATTCCAGTTATCCCTCCGCATCATTTAAATGTATTCACAGTATTCTACAAATATTGTAATCAGAATGTCACTCTTTACAACAGAACTGCCGCTCATTATAATTTAATGAAATTACCCGCTTCTTATGTTGCTAACAGAAGTCGCTTACAAAACCAGGCTCAAGGCTGGAATTAAATAATTAATTATTTATATTTTAGTTTTTTGTTTTTACTTTAAGATTTTTTATTAAAGTAAAAAATAATAGTTTTTTTGAATTAGGTGTAATAATATATTTAAACTTCATTTTTTCTAGCCATCCAAGGATCTTCTTTCTCCAATGATTCTATCAATGGATTAGATTCTACTTGTGTGGGTTCCGAAGTTTCAGTTGCCTCTTGAGTAGAATTATTTTTAAGATTATCATAAAATATTTTTGATGATTCATCGACAATAGATCGTAATGTATCAATATTTTTAATATCTTCTTCACTTGTAGTCTCCTTCTCATTTTGTTCTTTATTTGCCTTGATAAGCTCTTTCTTTGCATTTAGTTCCTTATTAGCCTTTTCAATTTTCTCATTCTTGACTTGATCATAAAATGCATCTCTGCTATCCAAATTCTCCTTATACTTTTTAACAAGATCATTCAAAACTCCTTCTTGATACTCTTGTTCTGGCACTGACTCACAATCAGGATCCCATGGAAGCCAATATCCGACTTGCCCAATGAAAACATTGAATGATGGATCTCTTCTTCTCAAAAGCTGAGCTCGTACAGATGCTTCCTTGTAACTATCATAAACACCTCTTACCTTTAGTCCCCTCATTGATGTCTTAAAATCATTTTGTTCAAAATATTCTCTTTCTAAGTCATCGTTACGAGTAAATTTCCAATCTTCATATAACTTACTAATGCTCTCATAATTGATCTCAATTTCTTTGTTCATTAATTTATTTCTTAATTCTTTGGTAATCAAATCATCATTTGAAAAAAGATCTTTTAGAAAACTTGTGCTAAAGAAAACTTCCTTATTTTTTAGGAGCTTTTCGGGACTTACAAATGATAAGCATACATAATTTTGTCCAGGGATATTTTGATCAACCTCCAAATAATCTTCTTTAATCTCGGTACTCATATTTAGTTGTTAATATAGAATTATCTTTAAATATATTTTTTTAAACTATATATATTTTAAATAATATTAATTTTAATAAATAATATTAATTTTAATAAATAATATTAATTTTAATAAATTAAAATATTTTCTAATTTATATATAAGAACAAATATGGATATTGATTATGCAGAAATTTTAGGAAGAGCTTTAAAATATTTAATGGAAGGTTTAGCAGTTGGTCTTGCTTGTTTTTTTTCCGGAAAATTAACAATGGATGAAATTATAATGATTGCTGTCACAGCAGCAGCTACATTTGCAATTTTAGATATGTACACTCCTCAAGTATCTAGTGCAGCACGTTTAGGAACTGGATTTGGAATAGGAAGTCAATTTGCAGGATTAAGAATGATCGGGTAACAAAATCCAAGTACCATCTTTTTTAAGAAAATCTATTTTTCCTATAAAAGTTATTCCTTTATATATTAAACAATTAAATACTTTTTCAGTTGCATTTTCTTTAGAATATACTATATATTTCTGTAATCTAAAACTATTTGCACTATATTCATTGTAAAAATGTTTTGTAAAAAATTTAAAATCTTCTACTTTCTCATAATGCATAAATTTGGCATTAAGAAATAAAAGAAATTTTGCTTTAATTTCATTTGTTAGGAAAATATTATTATTCATATTTTTTTATAGGTTTTTACTTAAAAACTTTTTAATGCTTTAAATTTTTTTTTTTTATTTATTATTTGATATAAATAAATTTAATCATTTTTTAATTTGGAAAATAAAAATCAATTTTAATTATAGTATGAGATTTGATATAAATAGAATAAATAGTATTGAATTTAAGTTAAAAGAAAATATTGAAAGTATTTCTAATAATGATCTAATTTATTATTTAGAATACAATACTCATAATACAAATATAAGTTCTACAAATTTGTTAAAAACTGAAGAATATTTTAAGAAAATTAATGCAAGCTATGATTTTGAAGATGTATTTGTTAATACTTCTAATTATAGTAAAACTCTACCATTTATAATAGGGTTACTTCTTCCATTTTATTATATGTATCCTAAATTTTACAAATTGGGAACATTAGGAATTGTAATAGGAATAGTCTCTATTTTTTCTATTTTTTATAAAATTAATAGTTTATATGATAGTTTTTTTAAAAACATAGGGATTTATTTTTTTATAGTTACATTATTATTTTATGTATTTTTTTTTATTTTTTTGAATAAATTGAATCATATATCATTATTTTTTATAAGTGCTGTTATAGTCTATTTTTTTATTAATTATGTTTGTAAAATAATTTTACCATTTCCGATTGAAGGAAATCCCTTTAATAAATATAGAGCAACTATAAATAGCAATACAAATTTTACACCATATAATTTATTAACCGAAAGTGCCTGTTTAGAATTGATAAAAAGATATAATTTAAAATTACCATCAGGAAATATGTTATATAGCTATTTAACAGAATTTGTAATTGAAAATAATGATGATAAATATTCTGATTTTTTAACAAGTTTATTAGGACCATTATTTTCAATTGGAATATTATGGTTATTAAGTTTTTTTTTAAATGATATTAGAGAAAATGTTCCTGGATATATAAATAAAGTTGATGATAAAGTTAATCTTTTCCCAATTATTGGATTAACGAAAGAAAGTTTTGGATATTTTACTTGCAATGCCAATTATATATTACCAAAACAATTAAATTGTGATTTGATTATACATGATTTATTAGATAAACATAAATCTGAAATTTTTGAAGGAATTAAAAATAAAACTGATATAAAATATAATTTTAATGATGAAAATTATAAAAGAATTCAAAAAGCTTTATTAAGAATCTCAAATGAATTATTACAAAAATATAGTCCTAAATTTCATAAAGCAGAAAAATGTGGTGCTGAACAAATATTTACTAATTTAAATGAAAATAAATCATTTATAAAAATTAGTACTATAATTGAAAAATATGGTGCTTTGAATAATAAAAAACAAAAAGAAAAAGAAGAAAATTTAACGGAAGAAGAATTAGCAGAAAAAATAAAACAAAAACTAAAACTTACTAAAGATAACTATGTAGATCAAATTAAAAATTTTTTACAAACTAATCTACAAATTCCCTATTCTGAAAAAGAAGTTATTTTTAATTTATTAGACCAAATAAATAATTGTTTATATATAGAAAATATCCCATTTATAGAAGAAAATTCATATAAAAAATTAGCTAACTTAGCAATTGAAGTTCTTCAATATGATAATACAAAGTTAAAAACAGATGCTGGTATTCTTTTTGAAAAAATTGCAAAAGAATTTTACGATAATTTTAATAATAATATTATTAAAAATAAATATCTCTATGGATATGAAAATAATATTATTTCACGTGATTATTTTAAGTCATGGACTACACCATCTAATACAGTTTTTAGCATAATTTTAAAATTAATTTCTACATGGCTCTTATTTGCGAAACCATTTGGTAGTAGTTGGTTATTATCAAAATATGTTTTAATACCGCGATTTGGATTCAGAGATATTCTTAAAAATATAAGTAACGGATCATTCTTTTGGAAATATATATCTTTAGGAATTGATTCAGAATATTGTAAAGCAATTTTTGAATCTATTAAAAATAGTACTAATTTATCTTTTATTTCTCGAATAGGCGATATTGTATTAACAATACTAATTTATATAATTATATTTGGTCTATTATATTTCTATAATTCATCATCATTTGCATTAACATACAGCCCTGCTTGGTATAATTTAATTTTTCAAATTATGTTTTTTGGAAATATTATTGGAAATATTATAATATATAATAATAAAAAATCGAATCTTTGGTTTAATATTATTTATTTTGGAGTAGTACTTTTTTTAGCTATTATTATAACAATTTTAGTGATTTTTATCAAAAAATAATATATAATATATATAGATGAGTAATAGTATTCCATTAAATATTCCTGATACACCTGATCCTCCAATATTTGGATATTATAATAATAAATCTTTAGATACTACTAAAGCTAATTCTTATGATGGTATTAAAACCCATTTAAATGCATCGTGTAAAATTTCTAATGATGCAAAAGGTATTTTTGCTTCAGATGATAGCGATAAAACTAAATCTATAGATATGCCTTATAAAAAAGCATTAGCTGGTACTTTAGAAAGTGATCTTAAAGCTTCTGGTCTTAGTAAAGACGCACAAAGTCAAATACAATATTTAACTTGTCAATTGGCAAATGCGCGTAATAGACAATATGATGGGTCATTATTTAAAGTTTTAGGTGATAATATAACAATATCAAAAATTTTTAAAACTTATTCTGCATCAAGCTCAATTTTAGTAATTATTTTTATTATAACAATGTATCTATTATTAAATGGATTCTTTTCTTCGTTTGATGTTGTTGGAAATATTTTTGAAATATTAAATAAAAATGCGGTTTTTTCAATGAGTTATTGGATTGGACTATTATTAGGGTTGGCATTTCCAATTATATTATTGTGCGCAATTTATGTTCAAATGATTTGTTCCAATTTAAATGGTCAAGAAGTATTTGATATAACTGTGGATCCAAATGGAATTAAAAATACTATTAATGAAAATACCTATAAAATAGATTATAATATATTGATCTTATTTATTATTATTTTGTATGCGTTTAGTGCAGTTCTTTTTACTATTAAGAAAAGTGAATTGGGCAATGTATTATATTTAGCAATAGTCGGAACTATTTTGATAATATTGTCAATCTTTATTTATTTATTATATGTATATATTCCATTTTTTAGTACAGGAGATCCAACAAATATTGGTAATGATGCAACATTACCTTTAAAAATTTTGATTGATAATCAAATCCAGTTAAGTGATATTAAGTCAAATCAACATGATACTGATAATATTAAGAAAACTTTTGGAATTACATTTTTAGTTCTATTTTTAATGTCAATTGCCTTTTTAATATTTGGGAAGAAAAAGGGAACGGGATTCATTTATGATTTATTGAATGGATTTTTAGGAAGTTCGGCAATTTTAGTTATGCCAATTATTTGGGTATTTAATTTTGTAATTGGTATTAATTATTTTTATTTATTTCCAATTATTTTAATTATTTTCAGATTTGTGCGTTATTTTGGAATGTTTATGCTATGGATGATTACGGAAAAATCGGACTCCATGAAAGATGGTTTTTCGGATGATTTGAAGAAATTATTAGAGAATTTTAAAGATTATAGCCCATCATGGGGATTAATTGGTGTTGATTTATTAAAAGTAATTATGAATATAATCGGATACCAAAATGTATTTTCTGACTTACTTATTAAAAATGAGAATAGTGGTAAAAATTTATCACAAAATAAATTTGTTTCTTCTGGATTATTAAATATGTTTATGAATTTTGATTCTAGAAGCGGGATGGTTTATAGTATTATTATCACAGTTTTAACTATTTTAATTAGTGTAATTATACTATACGGGGTGGTAAAAATACAGAGCTAAAAAAAATGATTTATTTAATTTTATATACATATTAATTATATATTATTATGTATAAATGAATTTTCAACAAATAAATAATCAAAATAATTATGGAAAAATATATTTAGCAATTAATAATATTACTCCTTATCGAAGAATATTTGTAACTTACAATAATGACACAATTTTTACTTATTTTTCACTTTTAGGAAATGAAATTCAGGTTATATATCCAGATGATTTTCATGGATCAGATGATATTATGTTTTTTTATGAATTAAAATTACCAGATGATGTAATTAAAAAAATCCAATCTTATGGAACCCAATATAATAATGCAAATGTTTAAAAAAATTGAATTATTTTTAATTGAGGATACGATAATAACACCTGGAATAAAATGACTTCCGAAATGTGTAATTATGATTATCATGAAATATTTATTAGTGGTGGAATTATCTTTGATAATGATCCTTCTGGAGAATATACAAATCAATGTTTTAAAATGAAAATTTCCAAAAAAGATTTTACAATTTCTTTTGAAGAGTACAAGCCATTGCAATTAGCTAGAAGAGATCATCCAACATTCCAAAAGGATGGAATAATATATAGCTTAAGCACTGGTTTGGATGAAGAAGAATCAATTGGACACGTAGAATGTTTAGATATTTTATCTGGTAATCAATACGAGATAAAAAAATTACCATTGAATTTAATATGGACATCAGCTATTTTATTTGAAAATAAAATTTGGGTAATTGGAGGATTAATATTCAATTCTTGGATTGATAAACAATCTTCAAATAAAATATATGAATATGATGAGGAAAATAATAATTGGATTGAACATCCAACTCAATTGATTAATGGAAGATCTTCTGCATCTCTTTGTATTTTTAATGATAAAATATATATTTGTGGAGGAATAATAAATTTACAAACACAAATTTCATCTATTGAAATATTTGATCCTAAAACTGGTTTAATTGTTGATGGCGGAAATACAAGTAAAGTTGGATGTCATTTCTATAATTTTATTTATGAAAATAATTTATATATATTAAATAAAAAAAATCCCATTACTATTGAAAAAATGGATCTTATTTCAGGTAATTGGGAATTAATTTCTGAATTAATTTTACAAGAAGATAAATGTAGAGATAACCTAACAGCTATTTTTGTTGAAGATAAAATTTTTATTTTAGGTGGATATGGAGAAGAAAAAACATTTGATTATTATGATTTTAAAACTAATACTTGGGCATCGAAAGATGAATTATGTATTAATCATAGTTTAGATAAACGTACAATTCCATATAAAATGGATAGTAGTAGTTCTATTTTATTAAGTGGCGTAGAGAGTAGAACAGGGGATTTTTAGAAAAAATGATTTACTTATTTATAAATATTAAATGTTTTAATATTTAATATTTATAAATAAATTTTAAGCAAATAAATAATCACAATAATTATGGAAAAATATTTTTAGCAATTAATAATAATACTCCTTATTGAAAAATATTTGTCACTTACAATCATGACACAAATTTTACTTATTTTTCACTTATAGGAATTGAGATTTAGGTTATATATCCAGATGATTTTCATGGATCTGATTAAAAAAATCTAATCCTATGGATCCCAACATAATAATACAAATGTTTAAAAAAATTGAATTATTTTATACTTTATTATTAAGTAATAAATATTTATAAATTACTAAAATTGTAAAATGGGCTCGTGTTTATCACATAAAAATGAGACACATGATTTATACTATATAAATAATAATAATAATTTTATTTCATCAGATTCTTTAGAAATTGATGTAATAAAATTTGATATTATTTCTTCTTTACCAACTGAATTAATACATTATTATTTTTCTTATTTGGATCCTATAAGTTTAACAAAAATAAGGCTTAGTAATTCTAAATTTAAAAAAGAAGGAGTTTTAGTTTTAGAATATATATATAAATCTCTTAAAAATAAATATTTTAATAATAGATTTGTAATTGATAATCCATTTAATAAATCACTAAATAAAATAATTTATGAAATGTGTAATTATGATTATCATGAAATTTTAATAAGTGGAGGATTGATTTATGAAAATAGAGATACCTCAACAGAAACTATGTTAAAGTCTAGTTTTAAAATGAAAATTTCCAAAAAAGATT